CCACTGTCCGTACATTAGTTGATAGGGGTTTACGTCTCCATAAGGGTTTGTTGGAAAATCCCCAGGAGTGTAGGGCTGGGTAAAGTTCATGCCTGTGTCTACAGGATCGTCAGGAGGTGTTGTTTGGCCACCACCGGCCCCTTGCATGGCTGCGGCTATTGCTGAGTTAATTGCTCCGCCCTCACCTAAAGCAGCATCAAGAGCCGCTTGTACTGAAGAGTCAACGCCTTCTTGTCCTAAGTATCCTGACTCTGCCATCAAAGCATTGATCTGATCCGCTGTCATATAGCCTGAATCCAATAGCGCTTGAACATCTTCCTGAGACATTCCCTCTATGCCTGTCTCCCCTGTTTGAGACGCCGCGATTGCAGCATCTATTAACTGTTGAATACTGCTTTCATCTAAGGCTCCGCCTGTGGCGTCGGCAATCATTTGCTGGATTTGTTCTGTGGTCATTCCATTAGCCAGACCATCTGTAATCATGGCCTGTATTTCGGCTTCGGTTAATCCGCCCAACGATTCAAGAGTGGCTTGTGATTCTGCGATCATTTCCTGAACAGTAGCTGAATCTAGGGCTCCGCCTGTGGCTTCAGCAATCATCTGCTCTATTTGTTCTGGGGATAAGCCGTCTTTAAGCCCTTGGGTAATCATCTCCTGTATCTGTTCTTGGGTCAGTCCGCCTAACGATTCAAGAGAGGCTTGTGCATCCGTGACCAGAGCCTGTATTTGTTCTGGGGTTAGAGTTCCGCCTGTGGCTTCAGCGATCATTTCTTGTATTTGTTCTGGAGTCATTCCATTAGCCAGACCCTCAGTAATCATTTTTTGTATTTCAGCTTCGGTTAGTCCACCTAGAGCCTCAAGAGACGCCTGTGAGTCTGCGATCATCTGTTCTATTTCGGCCGGGTCCATAGGACCGCCATATTCCTCAATCATTTCTAGCACAGCTTCCGCACTCATGCCCTTAGCAAGTCCGTCATCAATCATCTGTTGAACCACGTCTGCCGTCATATACTGACTCAGGTCCGTGTTAGGCATGAAATCCTCTCCCCATAATTCCATGGCATCGCGTATTTGATCGTCTATATTAAAACCCTGCATGGCTGCTGCTATGGCTGCGTCCATGTCTCCTGTTTGAGCGTACCCACTTAAATCGGGCCCTTCTTGTCCGGCAATCGCTGCGTCGATCATCTCTTGGATGTCCCCTGTTTCAGCGTAGCCGCTTAAATCGGGTCCTGATTGTCCGGCAAGCGCTTCTTCAATAGCTTTCTTTACATCCCCTGTTTGAGCATAACCGCTTAAATCGGGTCCCTCTTGTCCGGCGAGCGCGGCTTCAATGGCGGCATCTACATCCCCTGTTTGAGCATAACCGCTTAAATCGGGTGCGGCTTGTTCGGCGAGCATTTTTTTGACTAAGGCTTGAATTTCTTCGGGACCCATTCCTTGAGAAAGAGCCTCATCTATCATAGCCTGAATTTCATCAGCCGAAGGGCCTCCTTGTGGGTTCCCAATTTTAGGGGCTTTATCCTCTTTAGCCGGATCATATAAAGGATCATCAAAAGGGTCTTCGTAAGCAACTGGCATTATTTTCCTTTGTTTTTAGCTTGTTCCATTTTCTCACGGGAGATAGAGGCTCTGAGCGCTGCGATGTCTTCTTGGCTTCGCATCTTCTCTTCGTCGGTTTCTTCCCGTACTTCCATCTTTTCTCGCTCAAGAGCTAGTTTCTCTTCAGCGATACGTTTATCGTCTTCGTTCTCTTGTGATCTTATCATAAGTTCCTGTTGTTTCAATTCCAAGACACCCTCGTTATCTTGAGGAAGGTTCATTACTTCATTGATCCTCGGCATAAGTTCTTCCAATAAACTTGCTTCCACCTGTGCCTTGAGTTCTTCTCTTTGTGGGTTAGGTGGCATAGGTTGTGGTGGCATGCCGCCTTGTTGAGCCATCATTTGTTGTTGCTGCATCATCTGTTGTTCTTGCATTAGCTGTTGCTGTAATTGTGGGTCTTGTTGCGCCATTTGTTGTAGTTGTTGTTCGGCTATCTCCTCTGCTTTAAAAGCAATGTGTTGAAGAATATCTGCCAATAAAGAGGTGGCTACAGGAGGGTTCATAGACGCCATCGGGTTTTCTAAAAACGTAATATGTGATTCGATGTGCGCATCGTGATCCTGTTCCGGGAACGCCTGCAAAGGGGCGCCCATCAAAGCTGCTGCATTTTCCAGTGCCGGACTTGTCGGTTGTGGGGGCGGTGGATCAGGTAAGAGTAGCGTTTCAATGTTCTGTGAACCAAGGGCCGTGTACATTCGACGATAGGATTCTTTAATGTTGTGTATGTCCGGGTTGCTTTGCACCAGTTGCAGTTCTTGTTGCGCGAGCGAAATTCGTTGGGCAAAAGAGAAAAAGTTGGGATCAGAGACCGGAATAACATCAACACGACCATCAAAGTCTTGTTGCTTGATCATTTGGTCTCCACCAACTACTTGATAAGGATACTCTGGTGGAAGGAACTCTGAGAACACTCTGGCTAATATTCTAAATTCTGTTTTTTGCGCATAGTGCAGTCGTTTGTGGACCGCGGACATGACCTTGGTCCCCTGTTCCATAAGCGCTAAGGTGGTACCGACTGCCGCTTGATCGTTGCCCTCACCCACTTGCATGTCGGTGATAGCAGCGAAGCGTTGTCCGGCTTCAACACAAAAACCCATTAATTGAAATAACGTGCCGCTTGGTTCTTTATAAGGTAGGGGCATCAAGGAATCTTTTAAGGCTCCGCCGGGTGCGTCTACGTCTCTAAATTCTCCGGGTTCTAAAGGCGTTTCATCGTCTCTTATTCTTATGCCCCGAGCTTTAAAACCGGCGGGGAGATTGGACAGAGTTCCTGCGTCTATGAGTTGTCTGAGGGCCGCTGTTGCGGTTCTGGAGAGTCCCCCGATCATGTGAATTAAACCAAAGCCGTAGAAACCCAGTCCTGGGAGAAATTTGTAGTGTACAAAATAAGGGATTTTCCTTTTTTGTGCGTCGTCTTCATAATAGTTACGTCGAATGGATAAAACCTGACTTGAGGTTCTATCAATAGTGATAATAAACGGCAGATGTAACCCATCAGGGTCTTCAAAGCCGACCAGTTCCATGGCCACATGAAACTCCAGAAGTTCATACATCATGTCGTTGCCCGAACCGCTAATGCCTTCCAGCTCTTCTACTTTGTCTTGGGTAGTGGTTTGAGTGGTGGTGTAGGTTGGGGTAATTTCAATGTCTCTATAAAATCCGGACAACTGTTGAGTGCGGATTTCGTTGTAGGTCATCTTTACAATATGCGTGATTCTTGTGCAGGTTTCCAGATCGCTGGCCGCGTACGGCACCACTAAATCTTCGACCGGAACAAAACGGCTCACGGCCCGTTGAAGGTTGGTGTCATAATAAACTTTCTTAAACGCTGATCCGGCAAGGGGTAAATAGAACAACAATTGGTCCATTTCCGGTGTGTATTCTTCCATCACACAAGTGATCTCGTAGTTCATAAACTCCCGCACACGATCAGCTTGCGCTTCTACTTCAGGGGTCGCCAGACCGAGGACCTCGGTTTTTACCGGGCCTTGAGCGGGCAGTAGTTCTTTAAAGGCTTGGGCTTGAAATTGAGTAACGGATTCGGCTAATAATGGATGGGTTACGCCACTTGCACCAGGGAACGGTCGATCACGGTCTTCGTATTTAAACCCGAGAAGATCCAGTCCTTTAACGTAAGCGTCTTCCCATTCGTCCCGACTCATACGATCTTCTTCGAAATCACCGAGCAATTGGGCAGCGACTGCTCCAAGTTCGGATTCATCCATGTAATCAGCTAGGTTGGCGTCAAAAGGAATGGTGTCCTCAACGTTCATTTCATCGGGCATGTAGTCAAGAACGGCACTGCCGTCTTGAGCAAAATTAACTTCTACATCGCCGTTTTCCGGGACGGGGGCGTCAATTTCAACTTCTTGTCCCGCTTCGACATCCAAATCAATCAGGTCCGTGACCCGATCAATGTTAGTCGGTTTATTGATTTCCTCGAACGCCATTTAGTTTTTTAAAAAACGCCCGTAAAGTTGGTGCCTCTTTCAGCCGCTCCACCGCCTCTGGACTTGCCTTTTCCGGCGCCGGGCTGTGGTCCTTTGGTGGTTTTCATTTTTTTGGTTTTTGCATAAGGAACAAAGCCTTGGTCTTTTACATCTAGGCCTTTAATGATTTTAGGTGCTTTCGCCATTTTTTCTCTCCAGATTTATACTGTATCAGTTTATAGAACTTTCAGGGTCTTCGCAAATTAGCTTTGTAATTTGTGATAAGTCCTCCCAGTCCTTTTTTGGGTATTTGTTTTGCTTCCCATTCTAAATAACGAT